ATACAAAACCAGCCATTTCCTAGCCAGTTCCTGGCCGGGTCTGCCTTCACCAGCCCTTCCCCTCTTGAGCCGCCTCACAAGCGGCTTCTTCGCTGTCGTAAGGCCCGCCAATGCCTTCCCCATCGTCTTCATGCCAGTACCAGCCTTCAATGAGTTCTGTGCCCCTGCAGCATTCAGCATTGAACCAATCAACTAGTTTCATGATCAAAATTGCCCAGAGAGAAGAGCGTGATTCTTTTCAGAAGCACGATAGAAAGCATACCATTCTTTGCTACGTTCCATGCCACCTTCGCCGTCAGGCTCTGCTTCCCATTCCTTCCGCCAAATGCCTTTGCATTCTTCCCCATGAAAAACGCCAATGCAATCTTCGCCATCTTCCATTGCAAGCCTGGTGTGGAAGATAACATCTTTCAGCGTGCTGCATTGATACTTCCCTTTGGTGGGGTCAAAGTAGGGACCGTGATCAGTGCGAGTGCGAACGTAAGCGAGAGCAGTCATTTCAGGAGAGCAATGGGAAAGGGAAATAGTCAATCGTTTTTAATAATGCGGAAGTCAGGATCATCCTGCTTCTTTATCCATCGACATTGATTAGTGCCATGAATGACAATAAATAGCTTGTCGTGATGATCTTGCTCGACAATAGCAAGCGTTAGCTTCTTGCCAATGCGGCTTTTGCCTTTGTCGCTGATTGCAAGGATGTTGACAGTGTTCATGGTCTTAAGGCACGGAGAAGGGCTTTACGGCGGGCCTTGGCGGCCCTGAGGGCTTGTGGCTTGAGCCTCCGCTTGGGAGGCTTGCCGCTGTTGTGCTGGTGGTTAGGGATGTTCATGCTCGCTTTCCCCATCGAACAATTGTGGCAACGATGTCATCGCTGGTTTCATTAAAAAGCAGGCCTCCAATGAAGCCATCGCGGCCCATGAGAATGCGGCCATCATCGCGCTTACGCAGCCAGGCCGTTGAAGGAAGCAGCAGCGTTGCACCAGGCTTGCCTTCAACGATGAACTCAGCGACGATGGAAAGCAGTTGATCTTGAAGAATGGCAGTCATGGTTTTAAAGAAGGAGGAAGCTCTCGCCCCCGTTGAAACCAATATATGCGCTAGTGGCCCTGTTCTTGGCGTTTGTAACAATTGTTCATAAAGCGCTTCGCTGCTGAAAGCCTGAATGGTTGACGGGCACCACACGCCAGTGCGTGGGCGATGCTGAGCAGTGCCTGACTTCCAGGCTACCAGCAGGCCAGAGACTGCTTGTCACCTGCTTCATGGCCTCCAGAGCGTAGTCCTTGGCCCAGTAGCGCACGTTCCATGGGCTGGTGTAGTCAATGGACAAATGAGGAAATGGGCAGGTCATGATGAAGAAGCAATGGGGAAAAGGGAATAACAATCAATCAACAATAGAAGACCATTCATCCTGATCAGGAAAGGCTTCATCATCCTCTCCGAACATTACATAACGATTGAGCGCTGATTGCTCTTCTGAAGAAAGAGGAGTGCCAAGCTTTTGCTTAAGAATGGCACCAAGGATAGTGCCGGGAATGTTTCCTTTCGTAGTGGTCATGGTTTTTGGAGGAAGCAAGAGAACAATAGAGCAAAAGCAGGCCGTTTCCGGCCTTTTGTAACAATTGTTTACAAAACCTCAGCGTTGTTGATCGCAAATGCCTGCAAGCATTTCACCTACATACTGGTGAGCGGAATGAAGCCTACAGAAGGCCTCACGGCGTTCCTCACGAGCTTGGCTATAAGCACTAGGGCCTTGTGGATAAAAATCCCGGCCATTAAGTTCAGCTTGTGCCAGCGCATCAATTGCCTTCTCGATGGCATCGTATGCAGCGGCGTAGCCGTCGCGCAGATCGGTAAAGCCGGTGCCGTTGAGATGGATCGTGGGGATGGTGACCATGGTTTTAAAGAGGAAAGGCTCTCGCCTCGTTGAATGAACAATAGAACGGAATGGGCCTGAAACGGCCCTTTGTAACAATTGTTTACTGAGGCTCGTTAACAACAAAGCCCTCATGAACAAAGACCGTCCGCTTTATTATTGAGCCATCAGCTTGCTGCTCTTCAACGCTTTTCCGTTGGGAGAAAGCATAGAGAACAGTAATGCCCTCAGAGATAAAGCAGTCCTCAAGGTGGCTCATGAAATAAGGAGCACCCCCAATCATGACACGAGGCCAGGATTTTTGTTCGTCCCAATTAGCGTTGAGGGTTTCATCCTCAAATATGTGGAACAATTGACCAGCCCTGTTGTGTAGCTCATAGAATGAAGGGATTTCCTCAAAAGTGAGGAGCTGGTGAAGCCTTTTTTGCCGTTCTGGAGCAACATCACAAACTCCAGCCTCCTTTTGCTCTTGAGTGGCGGGATGCTGGGTGAGGTTGATAATCATGGCTTTTGGAAGCAACAAAGGAACAATAGAACGGAACGGGCCGTTTCCGGCCCTTTGTCACAATGCTTAACAGAACGCAGTGCGACCATTGGAATAGGCAAACCATTCTCTCTTGCCTTTGCTGGCTTCCTTGCTGTTGGCCTCCCACTTTTCGGGAAGCTCTTCGGTTTCAATGCGGGTGCCAGCAGGCACGTTGATGGGGCCGTTCAGCGTGGAGATGGTCCACTGATCTGCCACTGGCCCATTGATGTACCAAGTTTTGCTGACGTGCAGCAAACCATTCATTTCAAGCTTGCGGGGGTTGGCAGCGCCCTCAAGCACTTGACTGAAAAAGGGCTCGTGCCAGTCAGGCAGGGTGACCGTGAGGTCGATGGTGTTGAGCCCTTTGAAGGCTGTGTAGGTGTCGGCGGTGGTGAGCTGCTCGACGGTGTGATTGATGCGGGCCATGGTTTGAAGCAGAGGTGGAAGCTCTCGCCTCCTGAACTCCCTAACACTACAGCAAAAGGCCAGGAGCGCTGGCCCCTGGCTGATCACTGTTGCTTATCTTTACGAAGCCTCCAGGCCCTTACGAATGATGTGCCATTGCTCTGGCGTTGGCATCCAGCCATCTTCATGATTGTTTATTAGTTCCATTGCTTTTTCCTTGGGTGTTTGCTTAGGCGGGTTCCAATTCATGCAATGAATCCAAGTCTGCCCTGGCTTGACATATTTCCAATCCATAAAGCATGTTGTCTTTGTTCCTTCTTGCCCTGGCGCCTGCATCATTACTTGGCTTATATAATTACCATCTTTCTCTGTAGGCTTCCTATCTGTAATCCATGGGCATGACTCCCACCATGCAACACTTAGATGGGAAGCGGGCTTGGGTGTTTCTAGTGGCAGTATTTCTATCACATCTATCAAGTCTTTGCAATTACTTTCGTAATCATAAGTTCCATTATCTGTATAAGAATATGTACGTCCATCGTCATAATGTGCTATTAAATGAGGATATGCATGGTGTCCCCTTGATGCACAATATTTTGCAAGCCTTCCATTGCGAAGGCGAAGCTTCTGTCCTTTGACGCAGGTGGTGAGATCAATCATGGCTGTTAATGCAAGGGAAAGGAATTAAGCGCGAGGAGGCTGAGTGCCAGCCACAACGATGAACTGCTTGTTTGTGAACAGAGCCTGTAGGCTCCTGGCCTGTCGTTCCAGGGCTGAGCGATCAGGGCTGGTATCAAGCAGGCTCCATGAAGAGCCAGTGCCAGACCATAGGGACCATTCAAAAGGGCTGTCGAGAAGAGTGGGCATCACATGTCGATGGGAGGAGGGCTTAGTTTAAGCTGCTTTTTAATTTCGCGCTCTGTATTGCGCAAAGCTCTATAGTCCTTAGTGCTTTTGCTAGTGACAAGCACGGAGCCAGTTGGATGCTTGAAGATCCAATGCTTGGTTTGTCTTACAAGAGCGTAGCCGTACCTTTTGGCTAGCTTGAGGATTTCCTTGTTGGCATCTTTCATGGTTTGGCTTCTGGCGTGATGTTGGCACATAATGCAGCCACCATCAATTCTTCGCCGGGCTTTGCTTCTTTAGCGAGAGGGCTTTTCCATTTTCCCCATTGTCCATCTTCAAACGTGTTAGTTTTAAGGATGGAGCAGCTTACTGCCACGATGTCTTCAATTTCATGCTTACAAAGACGCTTGGTGCTTCTGATGCCTTCCGGCGATAGTTTCCATTGGTTCCAATCATAAGAGCATTGGCCAAATGCTTTGAAAGATGACGCTGGTTCTTGTTGCTTAATGCGCTCGATGATTTGCTGCTGAGCAGAAGGAATGGGAGGCAATGCAGGAATGGCGAGAAAGATCATGGTTGGTTGTAGGTGAGGTGACAATACCTAGCCGGATGTAAATTGAGACAATGGAGAAGAGCTTTGTCGTTC